AAGTTGTTGGTTCATATACCCGCTGGCACGAACTGCGATAGGAGACAAAGATGGGAACTATTTCTAACGGTGAAAGCGGATTATCGGTACGCAATAAGTTAAACGATGTAATCGATAAGATTGAAGGCACTACCGATATTGGTAATAACATACTGTTCGGCGACAACAGCAAAGCCATCTTCGGCGCTGGGTCTGACCTACAGATTTATCATACTGCAACAGGCAATCATTCCGTTATTAACGAGAGTGGTGGTGGTGATTTACAAATTCAAGCAAATAAAACTGTAATACAGTCAGCTTCTGGCGCAGATGACTTTTTAGTGGTTACACCTTCTGCGGGGGTTCAACTATCGCATAATGCTAGTGGAACTGTAGGAGTCAAACTCGCCACCACCAGCACAGGTGTAGACATCACTGGGACTTTGACCAGCGATGGGCTGACTGTGGATGGGAGTGCGACTTTAAGCGGTGGAAACTTAACGCATACCTTAAAAACAACAACTTCTTCATCTACCTCACAGACAACCTTGCTGTTTAATAACAGAGATGGGAATGGCAACTACCATGACGTAGCTTCAATCGTAGGTAGAAGTGCAGGTAATGGTGGTTCTGGCGATATTGTTTTTAATACACAGTATTCAGGTACTGGAATAAAAACTCGTATGGAGATTGATCGCACAGGCGACATCAGCTTCTACGAGGACACAGGCACCACTGCAAAGTTCTTCTGGGATGCGAGTGCGGAGAGCTTGGGGATTGGGACGAGTTCGCCTGCAAGATTGCTTGATGTGAACGGCATTGCAAAGGCTTCAATTTTTGATGCTGGCGGAGAGGGTTTTATCCGTGGCGATGCAGCGGGTGAGTTGCGCATACAGTCTGGAACGACTGCGACAACATTTAGAAATAACGCAAATAATGCAGAGTTTATGCGTATCGACAGCACCGGTCGGGTCAATATCGGCCCTACAACTGGAACAACCGGTGCAGGTAGTTTTATAGCAGGTGGAGGGGCTTTTTATATTCAGTCAGGTCAGAACCAAACCAGCACAACAAAGGTTCCGATTGTTTTCTCTAATATAGGTGGCTCAAGCGAGAGTATGCGCATCGACTCATCGGGCAACCTGCTTGTGGGTACTACGACACTTTCTACAAACACTGATGGCCACGAATTAAGGGCCGATGGAAAGATAGTATCCTCTACTTCAGGCGCAGCCGTTGCTTATTTTAACAGAAACACAAACGATGGGGATATTATCCGTTTAGACAAAGACGGCGCCACTGTGGGGAGTATTGGGAGTTACTTTGATTATTTCTATATAGGTTCGCCCACTGGTACAGATGCCTTTATACGATTTGGTAATAGTATTATTGCCCCATCTACATCTGGCGGTGCATACCGTGACGCAGCTATTGACTTAGGAGTATCAACAGCCCGCTTCAAAGACCTCTACCTCTCTGGCGGTGTGTACCTTGGCGGCACTGGGGCGGCTAATCTGCTGGATGACTATGAGGAGGGGACTTGGACGCCTAATGTGCAAACAAACGGCTTCAGCCAGAGTGTATCAAGTACAGCTGGTAGATACGTTAAAATAGGTGAAATGGTCTACTTTGAAGGAAAAGTTGAGTTATCGGCGGCGGGTACAACAACGACACATACTTACATAAGCAACTTTCCTTTTGCTAACCAAGGAGGGTCTGGCACTGGTGGACGGCAAGCCGTAGGTGTTTTTCAAGCAGACAATCCCGGTGAAGGAAATGGTAAGTCTACGGGATTTGTTCGAGCTGGGCAGCAGAATTATTACATCACTCTATACCACATGAACAACAGTCCGAGTGCGGATGTATTTCTATTCTCAGGCCAACTGAGAGTAACATAACCCACTGCATAGCTTTGGGTCGGACAGTCCAACCATCAAAGGAGATAAACGATGGCACTAACGGAAGAAACAGTACAAGACAAAATCGAGATCGTATCAGAATACAAAATGATACAGGTCAGAACAGCCACGGTCATCAAGCGTGACGATGTAGAGATCAGCCGATCCTTCTCACGCCATGTAGTTGCACCAGATGCAGACATCACAGGCGAAAGCGCAGAGGTTCAAGCCATCTGTAACGCAGTACACACACAAGCGGTTAAGGATGCTTATGCCGCACATCTAGCAGCACAGGAGACACCATAATGGCTATTACTTACACTTGGACTATTCCAACATTGGAACACGAAATCGCTGACGGTGGCGTATACATTGCTCACTGGCGCTGCACAGGCGTTGATGAAGATGGCAATAGCTCATCTAGCTATGGCACCTGTGGCTTTACCTACGATGCCTCTGCTGCTGACTTTACACCATATGACGATATTACTGAGTCTCAAGCTCAGGGCTGGGTGTGGGGTCATGTATCAAAGGATGATACAGAAGCTGCTATTGCTTCTAAGATTGATGCGATAGCTAATCCAACGTCTGCAAGCGGAGTACCGTGGTAGACATAACCTAGAAGGAGAAACGTAATGGGCGAGAAACAAACACAAACCATTATGATTGACGAAGTAGAATACAACGTGGAAGACTTTACAGATGAACAGAAGGTTCTAATTAACCACGTTATGGATTTAGATCGTAAGATCGGTAGCACTAAGTTTAACTTAGATCAGCTTAATGTGGGTCGTGGGGCATTTATGAATGCTCTTAAGGAAACTCTTAAGCCAGATCCAGAGCCACAGCAAGAACAGCAACAACAAGCAGCTTAATTAAAGGGATGCCTGACAATGGGATATAAACTAGGAACACGTAGCTTACAGAACTTGTCAGGCGTTCACCCTGATATGCAAGCTGTAGTTAAGAAGGCAATCGAGATCACTGAAGTAGACTTCACAGTCATCGAAGGTATACGTCATATTGATCGTCAGAGACAGCTACTCAAAGAGGGTAAGTCAACTACACTTAACTCAAGACACATCACAGGTCATGCTGTAGACATGGTTCCTTGGCCTGTAGATTGGGAAGACTTAGATAGGTTTGAAACTATGGCTGAAGCCATGAAGGATGCAGCAGAAGAGCTTGACATTTCCATCGTATGGGGTGGTGACTGGAAGAGCTTCTATGATGCACCTCACTTTGAGCTTGATCGTAAAGTCTACCCAGCATGACCAAAGATGAAGATAATTGGCACCTTTCCAGAAGTGTTCCTATAACCCTTATCTTTGGTCTTATAGCTCAAGCAGCAGCTATTGTGTGGACTGTATCCATGATGATGTCAGACATTGAACGTAATGCTGAAGAAATCATGCGTATGCAATCCAGACTATCTGTTGTAGAAGATGCTACACAAAGACAAGCAGTATCTATGGCCCGTATAGATGAAAACATTAAAGCAATCCGACAATCAGTAGAAAAGATGGCTAATGATAAGTAAGGATTGTTATGGTAGACCCATTCACTGCCCTAGCTGCAGTCAAGACTGCTGTCAGTGCGGGTAAAGAGCTTGTCTCAGTTACTAAACAGATTGGTGAGTTCTTTGATGGTGTCGATGAGTTAAGGAACAACCACAATAAAAAGAAGAATAGTCTCTTCTCAGGCGATGATGAAAACAGTATGGAAACCTTCGTTAAACTACAGAAGGCTAAGGATGCTGAAGAAGAACTCAGAGCCATTGTGATAGCTACCAGAGGTTACTCCGCTTGGGGTGAGCTACAGGAAATCAGAGCTAGAACACGTAGAGAACGTAAAGAGAGAGAAGCTGCTAATAGGCTCCGTAAGCAGGAGATGGTAGAGAAGGTAGTTGTTATTGGGGGTACAGTAACTGTGTTGTCTATTATAACTGGAATAGCTGCACTTCTGATAATGTCATCAAAGGGAATGTTATAATGGGTTTAGAAGCTAAAGGTACTTTTCCATTCCAGATGTATCAGATTCCTGAGTTTACAGCTACTACAGTGACTACAGCACCTATTCTCCCAGCTAAGGTTAGTGCTGATAAGCCAAAGGTTGTAGAGCCAGCTACTCGTAGTGAAGTTACCATAAGACTTGATAAGTACTGGCAAGAGAAGGCTGAAGAACTCTTAAACAGACAGAGAAGTATGGCTGAGTTAGCCTACAGTCCCAATGGTAGGATTGTAGCTCCTATAGATGTAGGTAGAATACTAGACGTAGAGGTATAATATGACTGTGACTATGGAAAGATTCCTAGAGTGGAAGATCCTACCCAGACTTATGATGGTAGTGATGACCCTTATGTATATACGTGTTATAGAGTGGGGAATTAGCTTGGATGACTTAAGTACTCAGCAGAGTGCTATGATTAGTGTTGTTAGTGGTGCTATGACTGGTACGATAGCTGTATGGCTTAATTCGGAGAAGAAATAATGATAGGACAAATCTTAAGTAGTGTAGCTGGTCTAGCTACAAGTGTAATCGACAGTAAGACACAGATCAAACTAACTGAGGCTGAGATTAAGAAGAAACAGCTTACAGGTGAGATAGACTGGGATCTAGCTGCAATCCAGGCTACACAGAATAGCTGGAAAGATGAGTGGATAACCTTACTCTTCAGTATTCCCCTGATATTAGCCTTCTGTGGTGATTGGGGTAATGCTATAGTACAAGCTGGTTTTGCAGCACTTGAGACTATGCCAACATGGTATCAGTATTCCCTTGGTGGGATCGTATCAGCCTCTATAGGAATTAGATCGGTATCTAAATTCTTCGTTAAATAATTCACAAAAACCACCTTAGCTGGTGTATACAATAAAGAAGCCCCTGTATCCTTAGTTGGACGCAGGGGCTTTTTCTATTGTATCATTGCTTTAAATGTACTGGTTAAAGATTTTAGTAGGTTACTTAGTGTAAAGTAAGCATAGTCTACTTCTTGTTGTAGTTTATGTACCTTCCAGACCAAGTAGAGTGTAATACCTAAGTGTACTAAGTCTACTGATTGGTCAAGGCTTATCATTTCTTACTCTCTACCTGTATGAGCTTAGATAAGTACCAATCAGCCTTCTTAAGATCCTCTAAGCCATTCTTGTAGCGCCACCTATGAAGGTACTTAGCTATATTCCCTCGTAGGTATCCTACAAACTCATCCTTGCTTAGGAAGTCCTCAATGTATTTGATACACTCAATAGTGCCTTGTCCGTAATGTGGTGGACTGTTTACATTATCAGATTCCATCTTGCTTAAGTCCCACTTAGCCATTATAGTCTCCTATGTTAAATCTACTATTTCACAAGTGTCACCACTACAAGCCATTGTCTGACTACCAGCAGTATTATCTTCATTCTCATACTCTGAAAGTTCAGACCAGTCAATAGCCTTTGGCATAAGTTCTAACAGTTCATGGTAGTCTGTTGCTTCACATTCCTGATAAGGTGCTTGCTGATAAGTATGATCTGAGTGAGGTAAGAACGACACCCCTGACATCTCATCAAAGTGCTTATAGACAAATGCACCCACTTCCATCCACTCATGGTCACGTACTGAGATCGTCACTGAGGGCTTATGTTCACACCATGACCTCTGATAGATTAACCACGTCTCTAGCTGCTCTATGGCTGTCATATCGTTTCTGGTGACTGCTCCCGCTGGAGATTTAACTGGAAAACTAAACACTGTTGTTGTGTCAGGTTTCATCACACAAGGCTCATTAGGGATACCTCTGTCAATCATGAACTTCGTCAGCGGGTCTTTGTTATCTCCACGCACAGTACGAACATAATAAGGGCTGTGACGAGCATGAATGCCACTAGCAGAATCAACAAGTTGGGAGACAGTACCACTTGGTTTAACGCAACTGATAGCAGCAGAAGCAGGGATGTTAAGGCGTTCAGCCCACTCAGCATTCGTAGATATTGCAACATCTTTTAACCTTTCTAATGTTTTCTCAAGACCAGCATTCTGACTGGTTGTTAGTCTATTATCCATAATGCCTGTCAAAGACACCCCTAGTAATCTCTCCTCTTCTGTGTTCTTATTCCAGATCTTACGCAAGTAAGGGAACTTGGTCATAGACGATTGGATAGTGCCTAGTATTGTAGCTAGGCGTACCTTACGCTCTAAGTCATCAATAGTATCTGTAGCTCGTACTACAACCTCTGTCAGGTTACAGAACTGATTTGGTCGTAAGATAATTTCGCTACAGGGGTTAGTGCCAAACTCATAGTTGGGATCTCTACGTCCATTCTTAGCTGCCTGTACCTTACTTGCCTGACGATTAAAGACACCACGTTCACCTGACTTACTTTCAACTAATGCAAGCCACTCACGCATGAATGTCTCCATGTCAGGTTTCTCTGTGTAGCTCACACTATTATTAGCCAATGCACGATGGGCTGCTGTTTCCCACCATTGTCCTGACTTAGCATGACGCATACGGTCATCTGATAGGTTAGACAAGCTAATCATAGCACTACGACGAACACCACCAACTACAACAATCTGACCGATAAAGCACATAAGGTCATGGCACTCAATAGAGGATAACTTACGCCCTTGTGCAGCCTTGAATGTAGTAACTGCAAAGTTGAACAACTCAACTAGAGGTGCAGGTCCAGATGCTCTACCACCAAAGGTCTTAAGTCTAGCACCAGCAGGACGTACAGCAGATACATCCCATTTAGGGATCTCACCAGCCCAGAGAAGCGCAAGGACTTGCCTAAAGGCTTTAGCCCAACCCTCTTTACTATCTTTAACTACAATCACTGTGTCGCTCTCAAATAGCTCAGGAACCTCTGGTAGCTTCTGAATGAACTGACGCTCTACTGAGAAGCCTACACCTGTACCACACAACAAAATAAACATAGCTTCATCAAAGGACTTAGGGTCATCTACTGGTAAGTAGCTACAGTTATACCCAGCAGTATTGTCACGGGCCAGTGCTGGTCCAGCAGTCATCATAGCTCGCATAGAGGGCATAACTTCTAGGTTTAAGATGGCATCCCGTAGTTGGTTGACATAAGAATCGTTACCAGCTTTAGGACGTACCACATTATCCATGTAGCGTTCTACTGTATCACCCCAATCCTCACGACCTTGACCGTCGATGTACTTAGCATAGCGAGACTTAGCAATGAAAGTCTGATAGTCTGTTGGTAGGTAATTATTCATCGTCATAAGTGCTTCTTCCTCTCGCTCGCATTGTCAAATCTTCTTCTAACCAAACTAAACGGTCAATATCTGATCTAGCTATACCTATGTCATTTAACTCTTTGTCTGTTAGTTGATTAAGCTGCTTAATTGCTATTCTGTGTGTTCGCCATGTCGCAAGGTAGTTAATGTATCTCCAGAACCATGACATACCAGTCGTCTTCTTACTCATCGGTTGTCACCTGATCCTTGTAGTGTACCGTTCTTTACACGGGCATTTAACTTCTCCATGTTCAACTCAATAATCTTAATTAAGCTACCACCAAAGATGTTAGAGAGAGCTACAGTGTAGAATAATACGTCACCTAACTCTTTCAAGACTGCATCATCATCAATCCTGTTGTCACGAAATAGTTTCTTAATCTTCTCTGATACCTCACCAGCTTCGCCAGTCAATCCAAGAGCATTCTCAATTAAACGCTCCCGACCCTTAGTAATCATCTTATCTTCTACAAACTGAGAATACATGTCCATCATATCTTTCATATCTTTCGCTGTAATCATCCGTATAATCCTTTCAGTCTTTCTAGTGATACAAATTCGGGTTCATATACCCCTTGCCTTATTTCTCTCTTAATTACACAACCTTTCCACCAATCTCTATTTGCCTGTCCAGCCCACGTTTCTTCTGAGCCTTTGTAGCAACCCGCAACCAAACCGATAATCCCATTAGGGTGTGCGCCATCTTTAAACTTAAGATCAC